TGAGGTCGAAGGCAAGTCTCAGATCGTTACAGGTGAGGTAGCCGAAGCAATTGATGGTGCTTTACCATCCTTAGTTCGCATCTTTACAGGCTCAGATAACATTGTGGTTTTTGAGCCACAAGGCCCAAGAGATGAAGCCTCTGCCAAGCAAGCTACTGACTACTGTAATTGGGTATTCAACAGGGATAACGAAGGCGTAGCCATTCTGCATGATTGGTTTAAGGATGCTTTGCTTCAGAAAAATGGAGTGGTGAAAGCATACTGGTCTGATGAGGAAAACATTACCAAAGAGCGTTACTTCAACTTGTCTAATGATGAGTTGGCAATGCTTATGTCTGACGACTCAATGGAGATTGTCGAGCAAGACACAGAAGAATTCCCCATCCTAGATCAAATGGGTCAGCCAGTTATAGACCCGATGGGTATGCCAGTTATCAACTCTGTTCACAATGTAGTGGTGCAACAGAAGAAGATGGTTGGTCGTGTTCGCATTGAGAACGTGCCTCCAGAGGAATTCTTGATTAGCAAGAAAGCTAGAACCATTGCTGATAGCCCATTTGTAGCCCACAGACAGATGCTGACTCGTAGCACATTGATGGCTATGGGGTTTAACAAGAAGCAGGTAGAAGGTCTGCAAATGGGTGATGCCCTTGCATACACTCCAGAGCGTGTGGCTCGTTTTTCTGCTGGTGAGCAACCTTACCAAGTACAGACTGATGACCCATCCATGCAAGAGATTGAGGTCTTTGAGTGCTATGTAAAGACTGATGTAAATGGTAAGGGTATTGCCTCACTCGTTCAGGTGTTCTACGCATCTAACGAGATTCTTGAAGATGAGAAGGGTAAGGAGATGGTCGAGGAAGTGGACTATGTTCCTTTCCACTCAATCTGCCCCATCCCAATTCCACACAAGTTCTTTGGTAACTCACTTGCTGACAGAACCACAGACATTCAGCTAATCAAGACTACGATCACTCGACAGATTCTGGATAACCTTTACCTGACAAACAATGCTCGTGTTGTCGCTGTTGAGGGTCAAGTAAACCTTGACGACTTGCTTACATCTACCGCTGGTGGTGTTATTCGTGCCAAGTCTCAGGGTGCTGTATCTCAATTGGTTGTGCAGAATGTAGCGACTGCTGCTTTCCCAATGCTCCAGTACTTGGACACCATGCAATCTAAGCGTACTGGCGTATCTGATGCTTCACAGGGTTTAGACCCATCTATCTTGCAGAACGTGACTGCTGCTGCTGTTGCTTCTATGCAACAAGCTGGTGCAGGTAAGATCGAACTGATGGCTCGTTTGTTCGCTGAGACAGGTGTTAAGTCTCTGTTTAAGGGCATCTTGCATCTCTTGTGCAAGTACCAAGACAAGCCTCGTTTGGTGCGTATGAGAGGTGAATTCGTAGAGTTTGACCCTCGCACATGGGCTAACCAGTACGATGTAGCGATTAATGTAGGTTTAGGTGCTGGTAACAGACAAGAGCAAATGGCTATGCTTCAGATGGTTCTTGCTAAACAAGAGCAACTGATTGCTCAGTACGGCCCTGCTAATCCTTATGTCTCACCTGCTCAGTATCGTTCTACCTTGGGTCGAATGGTTGAGTTGGCAGGGTTTAAGGATTCTGGTGAGTTCTACAAAGCGATCACACCAGAGCAAGATCAAGCATTGTCTAATCCTCCTCCACAACAGCAACAGATGCCTCCAGAAGTTGAGGCTTTGATGGCTAGGACTCAGGCTGAGATTCAGGCTAACCAACAGAAAGCCCAAGCTGATATGCAATTGCAACAACAGCAAATGCAGATTGATATGCAGATGGCTCAACAAAAGGCAAGCCTTGAGATGCAGTTAATGCGTGAGAAAGAGGCCGCTAAGTTGATGCTTGAGCGTGAGAAGCAACAGGCTTACTTTGCTATGAAGCAACAAGAGTTTGAGGTTGAGGCTCAATTAAAAGCTATGAAGGTTGGTGCTGGTATCACTTCTAATGTCGAGATCAAAGGTTAATCATGGCAACACAAAGAGACAGATTTAGATCGTACAACTATGAAGATGGTGGTATGTCTCTTGATGACTTGCTTATGCAAATTCAGCAACCACAGATTGAGCAACCACAGATTCAACAACCACAGATTCAGCAAGCTGCTGCTCCTGTTCAAGCACCAGCACAACCAGATAAAAACACAATCATTAACAATCTAGTTGGTCAAATCAAAGCCAGAAGCAACACCTCTCAATGGTCAGGTGGCTATGGTGCTGATGACGCTACAAAGGACATGGCTCGTATTCTTGCTGAAACAGGAATCACAGACATTAGTCAGTTTGGCCCTATAACCCAAGAAGTTCAAAAGATAGTTGGTTACGAGGATTGGGGTGACCCAATTTATCAAACTGTAACTGAGCAAACCTATGGCAACAAGGTAACTGGTCAAGCAGTACCTAACACCTACACAACACGACAAACAGGTGAGTTCTTTGGTGGAACTTACGAGGGTAAGGGTAATACTGGATATGGTGTTCAGTTTGATGCTCAAGGACAGCCAATTTTCTACACTCAGGGCGCATCAAGTGCTGACCCGATTGCAAAAGCTGTAGTTCCTATTGCTTCACTAGCTTTAGCGGCTATGGGTGCGCCTAGTATGCTAGGCAATACTTTGCTAGGAGCAGGTGCTAATCAAGTGGCTGCTGGTGCTTTGGGTGGCGCATTGATTGGTGGTGGTACTGCTGCCCTAACTGACCAAGATATTGCCAAAGGTGCTTTGCTTGGTGGTGCTGGTGGTGCTTTGTCAGGGTATTTAAGTGGTGCATCTTCTGCTGAAATAACTGCGGCTTCTGATGCTGCCATTGATATGGCTGACTCTGGACTTAGCATTGCAGAAATTAACAACCAACTAGAGATTGCTGGATACAAGCCAGAGGTTATTTCGTCTGCATTAAAAGATGCTACTAATATTATTGCCTCGCAACCTGCACCTGTTTCTGCGCCAGCTATAGATCAAATAGTTACCCCTGTTGTTGAGCCAACGATTTTTACAGGAGTCACGCCAAGTGCGCCTCTTGAAACTATCCAAATTTCTGCACCTGCTGTAGCCCCAAATATTAGTGATGTAATTAGTGCTATTGTTCAACAACCAACTGTTACACCTGTAGCGCAACCATTAGAAAATGTACAGATTTCTGCACCTGCTCCAACTCCGACTCCAACAGTTAGCGATGTAATTAGTGCCATTGCTTTGCAGCCAACACCTGTAGCACAACCAGTAATCACACCTGTTGTTGAGCCAGCACCTACACCTGTTGAAATAACAACACAAAGGCCATCAGAACCAGTAGCACCAAATGTCTTAAACGCTGTCAATACTGCATTACAAACCAATGTAACTCAGCCTCTTGAGACTGTTCAGATTACTGCTGAACCAGAAAAGCCAACAACAATAGCAAATGTTATTAGTGCTATCTCTACACCTCCTGAAGTAGTAATTAGTACACCAGCAGAGAAGCCACAAGAAGAACCGCCATCTATTCCTCTTGTCATGTCTCCGACAGCACCTACAAGTGTTCCTACTGAGCCTGTTAAAACAGAGCCAGAGAAAGAGAAAGAGAAAAGTTGGACAGCCGCTGAGTTGGCTGAGTTGGCTCGTCTTGGTTTGTTGGCTACAACTGTATTAGGTGCTGGTCAAACTGGCGAAACAGGATTCCCAATAGTACCTATACCTAGCGATTGGACAAGCCCAATTAAACCTATAGGTTCTAAACCATTTACTCCATTGACACCAATTGACTTTGGTAGCCGTGAATTATTGCGTGGCACTCAATGGGAGAAGTTCCTAGACCCTAACTATGGCAAAGTTCCTGCGCCAGTACAGTTTAACCAACCAAGCAACATGAGTTACGACAGACTGATGAGCATCTTGGGAACTGGTAGAGATGTGATGCCTAGCCAATTACTTACCATTAACGATGTAATTTCAGGAATACAGAATCAGTATGGACAAACAACTAACAGCGCAATGGGCCAGAAACCTGCTTAATGATGACTTTTTCAAAGAAGTCATAGATAACTTGAAAAAACAACAGATTAGTGTAATAATTAACACAAGTAGTAGTGATATAGGTGTAAGAGAAGATGCTTATCGATATATCAAGACAATCGAATTGATTACAGGACACCTAGAAGGCTTGGCCTCGGAAACTTTAATCAAAGAGAAGAAGTGGAAGATTTTGTAGATTCTGTGGTATAAAAGCCACACCTCCGTCTAGAAGGTTTCTAGCGATTTTTGAGATGACAAATGGAAAACACCAACCCACAAGGGAGTGAAAGCCTAGATGTAAACCAAGCCGCTTCAGCGTTTGAAGGGATGATGGGTGATTCTGAGGAAGCCGAACAAGGCCAAGCCGAAGGTCAACTAGAAGACC